TTGTCATCTACCTAGTTCTTTTTCTTGTGTTCATTATTTAAAAATAAATGAAAATAATTCAGGGATAACTTTTAAAAATCCAAATAATATATCTGAGAGTATGCAATGGGTAGCTCCTAAAACATATAATATTTTAAATAAAATAGATTCTAGTAATAGTTATTTTTTTCCTAATTTTAATTTATTACCTAAAGAAGATACAATGTTAATTTTTCCTTCTACATTACATCATGCAGTAGGAAGACAAATTAATAATAAAAATCTTAGAATTAGTGTAGCAACCAATATAACATTAGATGAATAAAAAAATACAAAGTTCACTTTGGGCATTTGAATCAGATAAAGTTAATTTATTTGCTTATTGGGATAATATATTTACTCCAGAAGAATGTGCTCATATAGTTAAAATAGGAAAAAAACTTTGTTTAGAAAAGGGTAAGGTATCAAGCAAAAAACCTAAAGAGGACGATAAAATAAGAAAGAGCAAAATTTCTTGGATTTTTCCTTCGGGTGAAACTCAATTTATATTTGAAAGAGTTAGTAAAACTGTACTAAATTTAAATGAAAGATTTTTTGGTTTTGATATCACTTCTATGTCTGAAGGATTTCAATTTACTAATTATAAAGCTCCTGGATCTCATTATGGTAAACATGTAGATAGATCAACAGATACTTTAATACGAAAACTTTCAGTATCAGTTCAACTTACAGATTCCTCTAAATATGAAGGAGGAGACTTATTACTTCACGATGGTCCAAAAGGAATTAAAATGAAGAGACAAATAGGAGACTTAGTTGTGTTTCCAAGTTTTGTTCTTCACGAAGTAACTCCTGTGACTAAAGGTGAAAGAAATTCACTGGTTTGTTGGGTAACAGGCCCTAGTTTTAAGTAATTGATATCTAAATAAAAAGCAGATATATTAACGATTATGGCCTTAAAAAAAGTAGATTTTGCACCTGGTTTCAATAAACAAAGCGTGCCTTCCGCTCTTCCTGGACAATGGGTAGATGGAGATTTTGTACGTTTTAGATATACAGCACCTGAAAAAATAGGTGGATGGGAACAATTAACTGTTTCTAATGAAACATTACCTGGAGCAGCAAGAGCTCAGTTAGCTTTTACTAGTTTAAAAGGAGAAAGATATACCGCTATTGGAACTTCACAAGGTTTATTTTTATACTATGGAGAAGGTTTTTATGACATTACTCCTTTAGATACTGCTATCACTGGAGCAACTTTTGATACGAACGCATCTTCAACTTCTGTAACAGTAAATAAAACAACTCACAATTTAGCTGTTGGAAGATATATTACTTTTACTAGTGTAACTGCTCCTCCAGGATCAGGTTATGTAGATGCAGATTTTGAAACCGGAGCATTTGAAATAGTACAAGTTAATGATGCAAATAGTTTTAATATTGTAATGAGAACTAATGCCTCTGCAGATACAACTGCAACCGGCGCTGCAACTATTAATCCTTATATTGAAATAGGACCAACCTTTCAAACAAAAGGATTTGGATGGGGAACTTATTTATGGGGTGATTCTACTTGGGGCACTGAACGATCTACAAGTAATGTAATTTTAGATCCAGGTAACTGGTCTTTAGATAATTTTGGTGAAGTGTTGGTTGCAACTATATTTAATGGTAAAACATTTACTTGGAATGCTGGAGCATCTAATCCAAGAGGTGTAAGAGCTTCAACATCAACATCGGGATTTTCTACTTCTGCTAATCCAACAGCTAGTAGATTTACATTAGTTTCAGATCGAGACAGACACTTATTTCATTTTGGAACTGAAACAACTGTAGGAGATACTACTTCTCAAGACCCTATGTTTGTAAGATTTTCTAATCAAGAAGATTTAAATACATATGCACCTACAGCAACTAATACTGCGGGTACCTTTAGATTAGATACAGGTAATAAAATTACTGCAGCCTTACAAGGTAAAGACTATGTTTTTGTATTAACAGATTCAGCTGCTTATGTTATTCAATTTGTAGGGCCACCTTTTACTTTTAGTGTTAGACAAGTTGGAACTAATTGTGGTTGTATTGCCCAACATGCAGCAAGTTATGTTAATGGTGCAGTTTATTGGATGTCCAATGAAGGTGGGTTTTTTATGTATGATGGTACCGTTAAAGCTCTACCTTGTTTAGTTGAAGACTTTGTGTTTACAGTTCAGAATGGAAATTTAGGTCTTAATTATCAGTCTGCTGCTACTGTTTATTCAGCTCCTAATTCTTTATACACGGAAGTAAATTGGTTTTATCCTAAATCAGGATCTGAACAAATTGACAGGTGTGTGACGTACAACTATCAAGAAAACGTATGGACTACTTCGTCCCTTGCTCGTAGCACTTATCAAGACCAAGGTGTTTTTGAAAAACCTTACGCAACAGAATACACTAGTACAAGCACTCCAGTTTTTTCACCAATTAGCGGTATTACCAATTTATACGGAGCATCCATATATTATGCTCATGAAATAGGAAATGATCAGGTTAATAGTTCAGGTACAACTTCAATTAATGCTTTTATAAGATCTGGAGATTTTGATATTGATGATGGTGAATTATTTATGTCTATGAGAAGATTTATGCCTGACTATAAATTTTTAGTAGGTAATTCTAAAGTAACTTTATTTATATCCGATTATCCATCGGACACTCAAACAGGTTCTCCTTTGGGTCCCTTTACAATAACAAAAACTACTGATAAAGTAGATACTAGAGCTCGAGGAAGATTACTATCGTTGAAAATTGAAAACGATGCTGCAGGTGAAACTTGGCGTTATGGTAGTTTTAGAATGGATGCTCAACCAGACGGAAGGAGATAACATGCCACTTACTACAAAAGGTAAAAAAATAATGAAATCTATGAAAGACAGATATGGTAAGAAAAAAGGTAAGGCTGTATTTTATGCTTCAAAGAATAAAGGCAAAATAAAAGGCGTAGATAAAACTAAAAAATAATGGCTAAATTAACTAATTATATACCAGAACCAAGACAAGAATATGATGTTGAAAATCAAAGACAAATTATAGAGTCTATGACAACAATGAAACAACAACTTAATTTTTCTTTTCAAGAAGATTTAAAAAATGAACAAGATACTTTTAATTATTTTTTATCATGACAATACAATATAAAAGCGAACTATTTAATTTAACCACAACTAACTTAACTACAGTTTTAACTATATCTGTATCTGCGGTAGCCATTGTAAAAACGGTTCAAACCGTTCACGATACTGCTAGTGCAGTGGACACAGATTTATTTTTAAAAAAACCAGGAGGCAGTGACATTATTATTAGTCATGAGGATTTAAATAAAGAGACTGTTAACATGTTAAAAAATACCTTGAATTTAGAAGCAGGAGATGTTATAAAGATGCAAGCAGACACAGCAAATGAAATAACAGGTGTTGTAAGTTATGCGCTTATAAACAGAGAGAATGAAAATGGATAATATAGTTAAAATAAATTGCACGACTATAACAACTTATAGAAATACAAAAACTGGTGAAACTTCTATAGAAAAATTAGAAGGACCCGATATTGTGTCCGATGTTACAGTTCAAGTTTCTCCGAAAGGATTAGATTTAATGCAGAAAGTTATGAATAAACAAAATGAAAATACGAAACCAAAGTCCTAAAGGCGGCACCGAATTACAACTTGGATTTTTAACTAAGTATGTAGATAAAAATTTATTAGATCAAGTGCAAATTTGCACTAGTGTTCCAGGTAAAATACCAATAGATCCAAAGAAGGTAAACATTCTTTGGCAAAAAAATTCTTACGACCAACCTAATTTATACCCTTGGTTTAAAAATAAAGCGAATCATAATATATATGATTGGTATGTTTTTAACTCTCATTGGAATCATGAAAAATTTAGGATGATGTTTGGACTACCCGATCACAAGTGTATTGTTATTAAAAATGGTATTGAGAAAATAGAAAAAGCTAATCCTTACAAAAAAGGTCAACCAATAAAAATTATACATCAAAATACTCCGTGGAGAGGACTAAGTGTATTATTAGGTGCCATGCAATTAGTTAAGAATCCATTAATTAGTTTAGATGTTTACTCTTCGTGTGAAGTATATGGTAAAGATTTTATGGAAAAAAATGATCATAATTACAAAGCTTTGTATGAACAAGCAGAGTCTTTACCCAATGTAAATTATATCGGTTACAAACCAAACGAATATATTAGAGCTAATATAAAAAATTATAATATGTATGTATACCCAAGTATATTTGAAGAAACTTCATGCATATCTTTATTAGAATCTATGGCAGCTGGACTATATTGTATTACAACAAACTATGGAGCTCTTTTTGAAACAGGCGCTGAATTCCCTATGTATATACCGTATGATAAAGAGTATAAAAGATTGGCTGAAAAATTTGCTTATGGCATAGAAGCAGCAGCTAAAAGTTTACATGAACCTACTATTCACAATCATTTAACTACAC